CCTGAGAAGTTTTTAGATCCCCCTAAGGATTTCCAATATCTCCCAATGTTGCAGCTCCAGTAACCTGGGCTTGTTTTATCTTTTTTTGTAGCACACTTATGTCTAGCTGCAAAGGCTGCTCTTGCTCCTGGTTCATTTAGCTTTACTGTAAGGTTGCCTGAATCTCCAAAGCTAACTTTTTTTATGTTATTTGTTTTTGGATTCTTAACATATACGTAAAATTTCTTAGCACCTCCTCTTTTAGGTTTATTTAAGGAGACATCCTTGCCTTTGTATTGTGCTTCGTCAAGTTCTGCTAACTTATTTACTGTAATCTGCTTTTCTTCGTCATCAAAATCCAGTGCATAAGTTTGTGTATCCAAATTGTTATAGATCAATGCTCTAAATAGCCTATAGCGTATTTGATCAGCTGCTACAAATGTAAAGAATTCAAACTTAGGTATAATCACTTTTGTTATAATTTTACCAAAAGTGTTTAGTACTTTAGTGTCTTCATATTCTCTAGGAATATCTTCAATAGATAGCTTCCCTGTTTTTGGATCTATCCAGTATAGCTTTACACTTCCACCTTGAAAGTATTTTAATTGTCTTTGTATACCGTGCTTATCTTCAAAGGTAAATATGGTAGAAACTCCGTCGTTTGTTATTTTAATGTCTTTATAAGAATCTTCTACATTTACTGCTTCGTAAGTAGGTCCAAAAATTGTAATATTCTCTAATATTGGTTGGTATGGGTCTTCATACTCCATTGGAAGATCTAATGGTACTTTTTGTCCCTCAAACATTCCATACTCCCCTATATTTGTTTCCTCTAATAATACTCTATCATTTTCACATAGTTGTAAATAACCGTCTCTGTGAAGAGATCTTGCCTCAGCGAATAGTTGTATAAACGCATTGGAAGAATACCGGTAGATATTCTCAGATAAAGGCAGTTCGTGCTTTAAGTGGTAGTTTAGACCAGGTGTTGTGTCAACTAATAGGTTAAGTAGTTTTATCATAGGATATACTGTAAATCTCCTTGTTTTATTTTTCTGTAAACAGCACTATTGCATATTTTTAATAAACGCATACACTCTACTACTCCTTCATAAATAGTTCTTGATTGTACATCTAGTACCTTTTTTTGTTTTGAGGGTTGTTTTTTGTTAGCTGAGTTTCCTACATATAGGTGTCTGTTATTTTTAAACTCCTCCAAAGGGACTGTTATTAACTCTAAAGTATCTGCTCTTCTACAAGAATACATTGGATTGGGTTTCCGTATAGAATTATCTCTAGCACTGTATCTTCCTTTTTCCCAATTTTCAATCATGGCTTTTGCTTGATTCTCTCGTCTTTCTGGAGTCCATGACTTAGCTACTCCTTCTTTTATTTTTTTATTTACACTCTCAGTATGTAAGTATGTGTAGTTCCTATCCAATGTATTAAGTCCTTCTTCTCTACTATTATAATAGTTTATGTAGTGTAGCTCTTTTTCTGAAAGTTCTTCTATGCTGCAGTACTCTACTATCGTAAATGTGTGGTTTTCTTTTCCATATTTTAAATAGGATCTACCTAATTTCGTACTTGTACTACTAAACCTTAGGTGGTGCCTATACCTTTGTTTAAGGTTCTTCGACTGTCCTATATACAACTTACCTGATGGTGATTGTATTTTATAAATCCCACAACCATCTACTGTTTGTAATTCCGTAATGTTCATGCTATCTTTGTTTTATATAAATAGTAAGAACTTTCCGAAAACGTTACTTATAGTAAGTCCTTTCTAAAAAACCTTCCACTAATTGAATCATTTATATAAACAGAACCTGGTTCGATTACCCCTTTCATATACAGGTATTTGTCCTCGTAATATGTTAGCTGCTTCTTAGTTGGTACAAACATAAGGATTTCTCTTGTAAATTCCAACTGTTTGTTTTCTTTTATTAGTTGCTTTATTTCTGGATGAGAACCGTGATAGGTTTTCCAATCAGTCTCTTTTGTTACGGTCTTTTTCTTGGAAGCTCTCTTATCTATAATAAGAGCTAGTTCTTTTTTACCTAAAGCTTTTTTTGTAACCGAGATTAGTTGCTTTCTTCCTATGTATTTTTTACCACTTGGAATATGTGTAACTTCGTAGATAAAACCAAAAGGAACAGTATCTCCCATGTCCTCTATATTCTTAATTTCCTTTTCTTTATACTTCCACATACTTCCAAATATAGTTATTTGATGTTTTTTGTCTACCCTCTAAGCATGAATATATGTCACCTCTTCCTAGCCACTCTTTAGCTTCTTTTACTGATGGCCATTCTCGTATGAAGTTATTATGTAGATCATACTGTGCTACTCTCCTTTGCTTGCTTTTAAAGTCTCTAGAGTCTCTTCCTATATATCTCCATCTATATCCTTTAGTTATGTTGGTGATTCCATTTATGTTTGCTCTAACTGTTTCTACCTTATATCCTAAAGTTTCTTGAATCTCTACAAGCCCACTCCACTCTTTTATTAAATTTCCTTCTAAATCATATTGGGAGACTCCTGCTGTCATTGCTTTTACTCTTCTGTCTATAGTTTCTTGAGAAGGCTTTCCACCTCCTCCTCCATGAGTTAAGTTTAGACCTTGCTTAACTGTGTTGTACTGATGAATGTATAGTATCTCCAGAGTATCTAACCTTTCTTGTAGATTAGCTGAGTCCTCTAAGGTTTCTAATAACTCTACTTTATGAGAATCCCATCCGTACTTCATAATTGAATTATACAATTTTCGTCCTATAGAGTTGCTATCGGGGTTCTTATAATTGTACATCCTATTCTTATAATTTTTTGTTTGGCCAATGTATAGCTTTCCTTTTGGATTTATTATTTTATATACTACTATCATCTATAATCTTTATTATAAATATCACAAAAAATCTAAAACCCGAAAGTGTTTTCGGGCATATCTGTAAGTTCGTTTATTTGTTTATTTTCGTATAACCACATTTTTTATTTTTTTATATTGATCCTGATAGTAGGCGTACTGACATGCCAAATGACTTAAAATTAAGGCCTGTAAAGAATTCTGCTGTGTCGTACTGCAGATCAATGTTATTGGCGTTGCTTCCTCCAACGTTGTCTGACGTCCACCAAACACCTTTATCTCTAATTTCACCAAATGTACCATTGGGTATGCGATATCCTCCTGGAAGTGCTGTAAAGCCACTACTGTTTGTAGATCCTGATGTAGGTGAGAATGCCCAGCGTACACTCCCTGTTTCTTTCATCTTACCACCTGCAACGCTTGCTCCACCCAACGAACCTGTTAAAATATCCCATTCTGTACTTGTTGGGATATGATATCCTATAGGTGCTAAACTTTTTCTTTTGGTAGGATCTGCTGCTGATGTTGCATCGTATATTCCTGCTACAGCGTACCAATTATATAATTTTCCATATACTGATCCACTAGCAAAATTATCTTCATAATGGCACCAAGCACCTGTAGTTAAATTTACCCAAGCAGTAGAGGATGTAACTTCTGGTATTGGTGTACCATCGCTGTAAGTTGTTATGTCTAGATTTTTAGTAGTCCATTTTTGAGTATCTATTGTAACTGTTGGTAAATCTTCTTGTGTTATTTTTATACATCTTGCTGAGTGTCCATTTGCAAATACTCTATAAACACCGGTGGAGCTATTGCCACTTTCTACTATATATGCCTGTACTGTGTCGTAATCAACTCTATACCTCTTATTCTGTGTTGCACTTGCTCGAGTATTTGTACCTAAATATCCATAATCATTTATATTGGCTAATCCATCTACAGTGTCGTATCGACCTCCTGGTAGCCAGTTAAAGCTTCCACTATTACTAGTTTCAATTATACTATTAGCATTCCAGTGTGTCGATCCTAGTTCTTTTAAGTTACCTCCTGCAACAGAGGCTCCTCCTACGGAGTCGTATAGTGCTAAAATTTCTGTAGATGATGGTATTCTAAAGCCTTCTGGGGCTATCGATCTTGAATCAATTAATGCCCAGTAGTTATATAGGTAGCCATACTCTGCTGCGTAAATTGATGCGTTTTTTGTCTGAGTTGCTAGAGTACTTGTACTTACTGCAGTTCTATTATAATATGGAAAGCATGCTGGTATACCTGCTGCTCCTGCTGTTGAGAATTGAGTTGATGAGCTTGCTACTAGTATAGGATCTCCATTTCTAAAACATGTTCTAGCAAGATTCTTTTTTGCCCAAGTTTGAGTTCTTATAGTAACTGTCTCTTGGTCGGTTATATTTGCTGCATTTTGATTACTAAATAAACTCATAGTGCTCCGTTTGTTAAATACTCTTCTGATGTTCCTGTATTCTTAATTGTGACTGATGATCTTTCTGGTAGAGTTGTTCCTGTATTGTTTAGTAATATAATAGAGTTTGAACCTGTTATAAACTTTATAGATTTTCCTGCTACCGATACTATTGTACATTCAAAGTTTGCAGCTAAACTTGTAAGTAGTGATGCTGTGCAACTATTTCTAAATAATATGATTTTTCCGTTATCGTTATTTACAATAGTGTGAGTACCTGTTGTTGCTGATGAACTGACTACTGTTGTTACAGTTGCTCCGACAATTCCTCCTTGAACTCTCAGTGATCCCGATATTTCAACAACTCCGTTGGAACCTGATCCGTAAGCAAATATTAAATTTCTTCTATTATTAGCATCTACTCCGTTTCCATGAATAAAGGCTGAAGCTTGTGAAGAGGTGGCGTTGAACTGGCCTACTACGTGTTGGTAATTCCCCGATGCTGATGTGTAGTATCCTTCTGCATGGGAACCTGTTCCTATTGCTCTCGTATTATGTCCTTCTGCATG